CCACAGGATGGGACTTTCGACCAAGAGCGTCCGATAAGGAATTTGTTTATTTGGAAGGAGGTGGAAGAGAAGAAATTCTCCAGACCTATTTCCTTGTATTCATTTGACTTGTCGGCCGCCACTGATCGATTACCCATTGTACTTCAAAAAGTACTACTGTCTCCCTTCCTAACAAGTTGGGGGGCAGAGCTGTGGGGTTGCCTAATGGTTGGTCGGAAGTATCACTGTCCCAAGCAGATCAAATTTGGAGAAGGTCCTAAACAGACCGTTTCTGAATTGGGATTTGTGCAGTATGCTACTGGCCAACCAATGGGTGCGCTCAGTTCTTGGGCGATGCTGGCGTTTCTACACCATGCGATCGTTCAGTGGTCCGCCTTTAAGGCGGGTGTGCTTACCTCTACTAAACCATGGTACGAGGGCTACGCCATCTTGGGAGATGACGTAGTCATAGCGCGGGATTGTGTAGCTAAGGAGTACGCCGGGATAATGTCGGCGTTAGACGTCGGGATCGGAGACCACAAGTCTCTGATTTCATTATCGGGCAAGGCGTTGGAATTTGCGAAACGGACATTCCTTAACGGAGTGAACGTTTCAATGGTTCCATTCGCTGAGTTCGTGGTAAGCCGCCAGAGCCTGGCTGGCTTACTGGAGCTGACACGTAAGTACTCTTTATCCTTTGGGCAGATGCTATCTGTCCTAGGATATGGGTACCGCGCGAAAGCTTCAGCGTCGAAACGCTTATTCCTTCTTCCGAAACGACTCCGGAACTACATAATCACGTTCTACGGTCCTGGGGGTCCTGGTTACCAAGGTCTAAAGGGCTGGTTACCGTTGAAATCGGTGACTAGCCTGTATAAGACTTCTGTGACCAGGGTTCAAGGTCTCTGTAGATTATTCTTCGAAAGTGAGGTAAAACTCATTCTCGAATTCCTAGACTCTTATAAACCTCTCATCGAGGTTGCTAAGAGGTTAGGGACGGTCTACAGGGACCGAGAGCATTATGGCACGGTATCAAGAGGGGCGGATCGGCAACCGCAGCATCCAGGGATAGAGGCGTCGACCCCGTTTGACGTCGTCGATTCCTTGAATGAGACGGTATACCGTGAAGCCTTCCTTGATGCGGTCATAAGCGCTCGGGACCTTCGGACTAAGCTTGAGGAAGTCTCGATTTCCTCCCTTGACTGGGAGGGTCTCGAGAACCTGTGGGCTTCGTTCCGAGAGATCGAAACGGAGTTCGCAGGCCTACCATTTCCACGTAACATCCACAAACGGGAGTCTGGGGGTTCTCCTCCGACTTCCGAATCGAAGATGTTAAAGAGGTGGTATCGTCACTCAAGTGTGTTTAGGGCGACTGTTGACCCGGTCAACAACCTGTAGGTTCGTTGAGCCTGCAGGTAGGAAAGCGAGTGTCCTCTTGATCGCTCTGATTGTGAGCGGGACGACAACTGAGAAGTTTAGTCCTGAGGTTGCCTTTCCTTCGCAGGGAAGGGTATTCTGATAGTGCTCACATGAGGAAGGAAATGAATCCTGTCTAATGTTGATGGTTTCTCCGTCAAATAGGGACCCAGAGGAATACATAACTCTGGAAAACCTATGAAACATTTTCGAAACGCATC